GAAAACATCGCCCCAATGACGGGGGCTTTATCTGTTATTGGCCAACTTAAACCATGCACTTATACATGGAAGGATAATGGCTCTGACGGTCAAGGTTTTATTGCACACGAACTTGCTGAAGTTGTGCCTCAGTGCGTAACTGGCGCAAAAGACGCTGTTGATGCTAACGGGAATCCTGTCTACCAAGGCATTGACACCAGCTTCTTGGTAGCAACACTCACTGCCGCAATTCAGGAACTCAACGCAAAAGTAGACGCACAAGCTGCTGAAATCGCAGCATTGAAAGGTCAAGCATGACACTAGCAGTTTCAATCGCGCAATCAGGCGCAAACAATGTGACCATGCGTAACCGTATCATCAACGGTGCGATGATGATCGACCAGAGAAATGCTGGTGCGAGTGTTGCCACATCAAGCAATTCAAGCGTTTATACGGTTGATAGATGGAAAGCCTACTATTCTCAGTTTTCAAAATTTACTGTGCAACAGTCATCTACCGCGCCATCAGGCTTTACAAACAGCTTACTGGCAACATCATCTTCTGCATATACGGTTGGAGCATCAGAATACTTTTTGATTTCTCAAATTCTTGAGGGCCTTAATGTTGCTGATCTTGGGTGGGGAGCAGCTGGTGCTTCTACTGTAACTCTGTCGTTTTGGGTTCGCAGTTCTTTGACAGGTACTTTTGGTGGTGCAGTCGGCAATGGCGCTGGAAATAGAAGCTATCCATTTAGTTACACCATCAGCAGCGCGAATACTTGGGAGCAGAAAACAATCACTATCCTAGGGGACACAGCTGGAGCATGGTCAAAAGACTCCACAACGGGCATAGCGCTATATTTCAGTTTAGGGTCTGGCTCATCTGTCAGTGGAACGGCTGGCTCATGGGCGGGTGCACTTTATACTTCTGCCACAGGCGCAACCTCTGTTGTCGGCACAAACGGAGCCACCTTCTACATCACAGGTGTACAACTGGAAAAGGGCACAACTGCCACAGCTTTCGAGCAACGCTTGTATGGTACTGAGTTGCAGTTGTGTCAGCGGTATTTTTGGAATCTAAAAAGGGGCGCTTCTGGCTCAAGCGTTGATGACGCTTATATTAACGGGACTTGGGTTGGGTATTCAACCTCTCAAATTCAACTGAATATAGCGTTTCCAGTGCCCATGAGGTCTGGTCCAACAGCAACTTTTTCTGGAACTATTACAACTCAAGCTGGAACTCCCGGAACTACATTTGAATATGATTCATGGTCAGGGCCGGGAGGTGCTAAAGGTTCATATATCAGTTTGTCTGGTGGTAGCGGGTTCACTGGGAACAATGCTTATCGTGCGTATTTAAATATAAACAGCCAACTTGCATTTTCAGCGGAGCTATAAATGTACAAACTACAAAAACCAAGCGAAGTAACAGGAACTGTGCGATGCGTTCAGCGTCTTGCTGACAACGCCTTCATCCCCTTCGATCCAGCCAACACCGACTACCAGCAGTACCTCAAATGGCTTGAGGAAGGCAACTTTCCGACCCCTCCTGATGAGGTCGTTAATGACTAATCAGTTTAAGCCAACCGCTCTGCTTGTGATGGAACACAAAATCACAGGCTTGAAATACTTTTGCAAGACAACCATGATTGACAGGGTTTGTCGTTACAAAGGTAGCGGTACAGCTTGGACAAAGCATTTGCGAGAACATGGTTTTGATGTCAAAGTTGGCATTCTTGGTTTTTACACAGAAAAGCAACGATGCATAGATGCAGCTAAAACCTTCAGCGTAGACAATGACATTGTTGCAAGTAACCAATGGGCAAACTCAATTGAAGAGCATGGCAAAAATGGCGCTCCAATGCATGGCGTGTTAAACCCGTTTTACGGGAAAAAGCACACCCCAGAATCAATTGAGGCCATGAGATCAAGCCGCCTTGGTAAAACAGTTAACAAAGGCGCTTATCGTTCACCTGAGCATCGTGCAAAGATTTCTGCGGCACTTAGTGGTAGAAAAAATCCGGGAGTTTCTGCAAAGTTGCGAGGCAAAAAGTTGAGCAAAGAGCAAATAGAGAAATCCGTCAAAGCTCGGAAAGGTTACAGTCACAGCATGGAAACAAGAGAAAAATTGCGTTTAGCGGCATTAGCCCAATGGAACAAAACTAAACAACCCGTAGAGGAGCAACAATAATGCCACTTACAGTTGTCGACCAAGGGCTGCTGAGTTCAACAGCGCAGTACACAGGGTTCAAGAACCGCATCATCAACGGGGGTATGGTTATTGACCAGAGAAATGCTGGGGCTAGTGTTACACCTTCAAGCAATACATACCAACTTGATCGCTGGGTCTGTAATGGTGGAGGGGGTTTTACTGTTCAGCAAAATGCGGGTTCTGTGACACCGCCAGCAGGTTTTTCAAACTACTACGGCGTTACATCTACAGGGTCACAATCGGCATCAAACTTCAGCCTTCGTCAATTTATTGAGGGGTTTAACTCGGCAGATTTTGGTTTTGGCACAGCTAACGCACAACCAATTACTTTGTCATTTTGGGTTCGTTCAAGCCTTACGGGTACTTTTGGTGGAGCTATTCAGAATTCGGCTGGCAATAGAAGCTACCCATATTCGTACACCATCACCTCGGCAAACACATGGCAACAGGTCATAGTAACAATCCCGGGTGACACATCAGGCACTTGGGTTGGCGCAACAAATGGCGCTGGTATTGTTCTTTTTATTTCTTATAGCGTTGCTGCTGGTCAAGCTGGAACAGCAAATGCTTGGGCTAGTGCTGACTATCGCGCTCCAACTGGACAGACATCAGTAGTCGGCACAAACGGAGCCACCTTCTACATCACAGGCGTTCAGCTTGAAAAAGGCAGCACAGCCACATCGTTTGACTACAGACCTTATGGTACTGAGTTGGTTCTGTGCCAGCGGTATTTTGTTTCTTCATTTAAGACACAGGCCGTCCAAAATAGCGCGTCTGATAGAGACAACAATAGTGTTAGCACCACATTCTCCGCTTATGGCGCAGCCAATGCCTATGCGCCTTTTATTCCATTCCCCGTGCAAATGCGTTCTTCACCAACAATTACGCCTTATAGAACCACTCTCGGTTCTACAGACGGTCAATGGCAATATTATCCTTATGGCAACGCATGGAGTACTGCAACAGCTACGGCAGCGCAAACAAATAACGCTGGTGGTTTTGGTATGTCTTTTGCTGGAAGTGCTTTTAGCGGGCAAGTAACCGGTCTTTGTTACGGCGCATGGACTGCGTCAGCGGAGTTGTAATCATGTATAAACTTTTACCCGACTCAATTTTTGGTGAGGCGCAATGTGTTTTGCGTATAGCAGACAACGCCTCCGTGCCCAAGGACCCAGACAACACAGACTACCAAGCCTATTTGAAATGGCTGGAAGAGGGCGGCACGCCTTTACCTGCTGACGACCAATCGGCATAATACCAACACCACCAAGACACAAACTTAAGGACGCAACATGCCTAGTTCCTATAACAACGCCCTACGCCTCGAAATGATCGGCACCGGTGAACAAGCCGGTATCTGGGGCGAAACCACAAACAACAACTTGGGCACCCTGCTGGTGGATGCGGTAGCGGGCTACACCTCTGTGTCGATCACAAGCTCAAGCCAAGCGCTGACAGCCGTGGACGGGCTGGAGGATCAGTCGCGTAACGCCATGATTGCGCTGACCACGACTACGACTGCCAACTTCTCTGTGTTCATCCCAGCGTCGTCCAAGACCTACATCTTCTACAACGCATCGAGCTACACGGCCACCATCTACAACTCGACCGTTACAGGCAACACAACCATCGCCGGTACAGGTGTGGCCATACCTGCGGGTAAAACAATGGCGGTGTGGAGCGAAGGTACAAACGTCGCCCAGCAAAACACACATTTAAACTCTCCATCGTTCACAACCCCCGATCTTGGTACGCCATCCGCAGCAACGTTGACCAACGCTACTGGGCTACCTATTGTTGCGGGAACTACTGGTACGTTGTCAGTTGCGCGGGGTGGTACAGGTGTCACCACTTCTACCGGCTCGGGTAACGTTGTATTGTCCACTAGTCCCACATTGGTAACGCCTGCACTGGGTACACCGTCTGCGTTGGTTGGTACAAACATCACCGGTACAGCCTCTGGTTTGAGTATCGGCGGCAACGCTGCCACGGCCACTGCCCCTGCCTCGGGCGGCTCATTCATCACATCCAGCAACATTGGAAGCCAATCGGTTAACTACGCCACAAGCGCGGGTTCAGCTACCACCGCTTCTACTGCCAACGCCGTGGCGTGGAGTAACGTGACAAGCAAGCCAACTTTGCTGCAATACAAAGGGGTGTATAACACCGGCTATATTGGTGATGGCGCAAACGGCGATAAAACATACGA